AGCTCGACCAAGAACTGTACGCCTCAATGCGCAACCATGAGAAAAGGTAGGACTAAACATGGCTTTGACATCCCTAAAGGTTTGTACATAGGATCCTGAGTCTGAAAACTTGGAGATTACTTTGTCACCGACCATTCGAGTATTTTGACCAGTAATGCGGCATGTAACATCATCCGTGTGCATGACGTCCCAATTCACATGGAAACATGAAAACCCATTTTCAATATTGGCTCTTCTCATGAGATCGAGGATCAAAGTTGCATTCATATTGGGTTCAATATTAACCATCCAAAGGTAGTCCACCTCAGCTTTCTTGAACAGAGAAATGGCATTGGCAGCATTACCCGTAGCAATCCTACCCTGGTTTTTCGCGGTCAAATACAATTTGCACCTTTTGGTCTTGCACATTGCACATGGCTTGTTGACTCGAGCCCTATCAACACCATCATCAATGTTGTGGTAATAACCAAAACCATCAGGATTAGAGTGCCATTCCACCAGAGACGGTGATATCATGCCAACCCTGCCATAGGCAGTTGCCTTTTTCATGTGCGACATCCAAGCTCTACGGCAAGTAGCAGCAGCAGAATGACCATCCATACCAGGTATGTACTTGAGGGGTACGCCAAGTAAACCCACTAGTTGCTTATACAGGGGACTAGAAATTGGGACACCAGTGTTAACACTATGACCATCAAGAGTGTCAAATGCCGCTTCACGGTTCTCATTATACTCACCCTGCAAGCCATCAGAGCCTATCAGTATCCTAGCTGACGCCATAGCACTGCTTATACTGAGAGTAGGTTTCTTTGAATTATCAGGTGCGAACGGTATATGGACATTGTCTCCATTAGGAATCCTGATATGGGATTTAGCTCTCTTGATCAAGGAAAAGTTTCTATAAGCAGATTGAACCATTTCAGAAACATTTCTACTATTGGTCCCAAGATCAGTAGAATTTTTAAGAGCTTCCATGTAGAGAGACTCAGCCCTATCTCGAGCTTTAACAGCCTCGAGATAAGCCTGCTCGACATCAGCTCCAATGACCTTGTCAACAAACCTACCAAGAAACTCGATGACTTCTTCGCCGATAATAGAACCTTCAGGCGATACATGATCTGCACCAGGAACAAAAGGAGACAGTGGCAAAGACTTGCGAACCTTCAAACTGATGTAAGACTGTCTATCCAGCGTAGGTATAAGGACGTCATCAAGATG